TGAGGTCGAGACACACCTGATGCGAATGATTCGGGCGGATCCACGGGAGGCGTTCCAACAGATCGCCTATGAGGTCACGGGCGCAAATGGGGAAGTCCAAAAGGTGTACCGGATGGAATTGCAGGATCTCACCCGCCTGCCCAAAGGGATCATCAAGGCCATAAAGTATACCAATTCCACGCGGGGTCAGGTTGTGGATGTGCAGTTCCACGACACTCTAGCCGCCATGACATTGCTCGGCAAGATGCGGGGCTGGTTCTCCGAGGACAAGAGTTCCCGCACCACCGTGATCGTCAATCAGAATTTTTCCGCGCCATATATCCCGGACAGGAAATTGCCTCCTCCCTCCAGCCATGGGGGAGAGAACAATGCCTAGAACGGCGAACTATGAACGGTTTGGCGGGCAGGATAGGGAGATCAGCTATCAAGCCTACAAGACGATGTACGAGTTCCATAAATCTGAGGCTTTCGTCCGGCAGGCAATTGGGCCTATGGGAAGCGGTAAGAGTACCGCGATGGTGCAGGAAATCTTCCGGCGGTGTCGTGAGCAAGCGCCTTGGAAAAGCGACGGTATTCGACGATCACGGTGGGCCTGCATCCGGAACACTTATCCGGATCTTCTCAGCACAACGCTAAAGACATTCCTGTACTGGTTCCCAGAAGGCACTTTTGGTTCCCTCCGGCAGTCCATCCCAATTGTTTACACCCTGAGATATGAGGACGTGGAGGCGGAGATATTGTTCCTGGCCATCGAGGGCAACAAGGATATTCGCAAGTTGCTTTCGTTGGATCTGACGGGCGCTTGGCTGAACGAGAACCGGGAAATGCCAAAGACCGTGTTGGACTTCGTGGAGGGCCGGGTAGGGCGCTACCCGCCTGCGGTCGAGGGCGGGCCGACCTATAAGGGGGTGATTATGGACACAAACCCCCCAGACGATGATCACTGGATCGCGAAGCTGGACAACAAGATTCAGCACTACAAAGCAACAGGAGAGATTCTGGTCGAGGAGGGGGATGAGGGGGATGATGGTGCCGCGGGCATATTCGGCACCGGGGCGATGGATGATATGCCCGAAACAAAGTTCGACCCTACACAGTATGAGGTATTTAAGCAACCCTCCGGCCTTTCAGCCAACGCTGAGAACATAGAAAACCTCCCCGATGGCTACAAATACTACCACCGGCTCGCGTCAAACAAGACGGCTGATTTTGTGCGCGTGAACGTGCATGGGCTGTATGGGAAGGCGCAGGATGCGAAACCAGTCTACCCGACGTTCCGTCGAAACCTGGTTGACGGCTCGAACTCTATTCCGTGGAACGTGTCGCGGGAGCGGTTGCTCCCCAACCCCAAATTGCCGCTGCTGCTGGGGTGGGACTTTGGATTGACACCGGCTTGCGTACTCGCTCAGATCACGCCTCGCGGGCAATTGGCTGTACTGGAGGAACTACACGACCTCGATATGGGAGTGAGACGCTTTGTCGAGACCAAGGTGTTGGCCAAGCTGAATACAACATACCGTGGGTACCAGATCGTTTCGACCGGAGATCCTTCTGGGGAGTACAGAAGCGACACTGATGAGTCAACCTGCATGGAGATACTCAAAGGTTTGGGGATTCCAACGCGGCCAGCACACAGCAATTCACCCGTGGCCAGGATAGGGGCGGTGTTGAAATATCTGGACCGATCCGTAGACGGCAGGGCTGGCCTGATCGTATCCCCGAATTGCTCCATCCTGATCCGGGGGTTTGAAGGCGGTTATCGCTTTCGCAGGGTGAAGTCGCTTGGAGACGGAATCTTCACCGACGAGATTGAAAAGAAGGGGAACATGTATACGCATGTCCACGACGCCCTGCAATACCTCTGTTTGAGAATGGCCAAGATTACCACCAGCAACAGGCGGGCACCACCGCCGCGTCGTTACCGGCCCGCAGATTCCGTAGCGGGTTACTAGGGAGAGAACAATGACTGAAAGCACAATGACGGCAATGGTAATGCAGCGGGCGCTTAACCCAGAGCCGCAGGAAGCGCCTGCCCGGGCGATTGGAGACTCGGACCTCTTGCTGACGCCATTCGCCGCTCAACTGTCACGGATTGAGCGGCTGATTGAGGTGACGCTCCAGAACTCGTCCAACAAGAGCATCCTGGCTGGCCGGATCATGTCTCTGCTGGAGGAGCGCAGGCAGGAGCGGAAGCCCTTGGAACTGGAGTGGCTGGACAATATCCGCCGATACAACAACCAGTATTCACCCGATATAGCCGCACGGTTGGCATCCGAGCCTAACCGTTCCAAGGTATTTGTTGGATTCACACGGATGAAATGCGATGCGGCTATCGCGGATCTGCTGGAGGTGTGGCGCGGCAACGGGGAGGAGCGGCCTTGGTCAATCAAGCCCCCGGAGATAGACGACGACACGCCCGTTCCTCCGGAGTGGGCAGCGCAGGGTGTGACCCTGGACGACATCCGGAAAGAGGCCAAGAAGCGGGCGCGGGGCATGACGACGGAGATAACCAACCAGCTAGAGGCTTGCGACTTCGATGAAATACTCGCCCTTGCCGCCTATGAGTATGTTGTATTGGGGACCCTCGGGACCAAGGGGCCGTTCACCGTCCCGGATGAAAGTGGGCGCTGGGGAACCGGCGCTGATGAGGGGGGCATGATGCTATGGCAGTTCTTCAAAAATGGTGGATTCCGCCCCGAGGTTAAGTATGTCTCGATATTAAACTTGTACCCCCCGATGGACCAAACTACCCCCACGGATATGATCGAGGAAATGGATTATTCCAGGGCGGACATTATCAAGCTGGCCATGCAGCCCGGGTTCCAGCCGCAGGCAATTCTCAAGGTGCTGAAGGAGAGTCCCACAGGCAATTACACCCCTCCCGAACACGTTGTGTCCTTGCGGGCAATCGCGGGTGACACAATGGCCTACGTTCGGAAAAACCGTTGGTTGGTTGTCTGCTATTACGGCGAGGTGACCGGCCAGGAATTGCGCGACATCGGGGAGGAGGTTCCGGAAGAAGCCCTGGATATGATGATTATTGCGGAAATCTGGGTGTGTGGGGGCTATGTAATCAAAGCGCAAAAGCACAACGGGAAGATACCGTACAACATGGCTCCCAACCGGCGCCGTGGAAATATGCCGTTCGGCACCGGAACGCCAAAAATAATCGCCAACAGTCAGGACGCGGTCAACGGATCAACCCGGATTATGATGGACAACGCCGCGATTGCCTCCGGGCCGATTGTGGAGGTGAACAGGAACCTCCTGGAAATGAACCCTGGTGATGATCCATCCGATATACACGCCTGGAAGGTGTATATATCGGATCACGATGGGAACAACGGAAAGCGGGCTATCACCATCACGGATATTCCAGCCTATACCAACCAATTCCTGCTGATTGTGGATTCCTTTCGACGCTGGATGGACGATGAGAGCGGGCAATCCTCCATCACACATGGGAACCAGATCGCCGGTACGACTAAAACGGCCACAGGGATGTCCATTCTGAACTCGAACTCTGGGAAAATCCGAAACCACAGCATCCTGACCGTGGATGATCGGGTTATAGAGCCTCTGGTAGAGGCGTTCTATGACTGGAATATGCGGTTTTCACAAAAGCTGCACATCCTGATTCCAGCGACGGTTGAGGTGCGCGGCGCCAATAGCATCATGGCCAAGGAAATGGAGTCCCAGCGGTTGCTTATGGCGGCTCAGACGTTCATGGGCCACCCGCAGTTGCGGGACGGTGACCTGATGCGCCAGTTCTTCCGGACGCTGGGCTTGTCTGCCGGCGAATACGTCGAGTCGGACGAGGAAGCAAAACGGAAAATGATGGAGCAACAGGCCACGGAGTTGGAACAAAATGGCACGGGAGGCGCGAAACCGAAGGCGTCCCCCAGAGAGACCCCGGTCGGGCCCGGCGCTCCGCCGGCGCAATTTCCACAAATGGGTTAAGCCACATGAACATAAAACGGAGCCCTGCACATGAGTTTAATTAAGCAGCCCAGCGACCATACGGTTTACACGATCCCGCAAAACCAGAGACAGGCACTCTTGCTGTGGCTGGATGGGGAATACAAGGAGGTTTGCCGGAAAATCATGAGTGCAGAAATACCAGACCTGTATAGGCTCCAAGGCACAGCCAAGGTGCTCACCGAGATCATCGCCTGTATTTCCAAACCGCCGGAAAGAACCGCCTAGCCCCATTTCCCCGCAGTACTCCCGCCCCAATGCCACTGCTTCACATGCGGGGGCACCCCCGCTCGCTCGCTCAAAAACGTATCTTTAAGCAACAAATAGCTTGACATGTGTTTCAGTATGATACATTTCAGGCATATACCCCGGACACGCCGGAAACGGCCCCGGATCGGCGGACACTCCAACTGGACCCGCAAAAATGAAGACCGCACAACAGATAGCAGCAGAATTAAACGCTCAGATTACTGAGCTTGCCGGCGGTGCCGGTGGAGACCCTGACGGAACGACGGGAACAACCCTGGAAACGCCGAATGCGGCCCCGGGGAATGAGGCTACCCAGCCCGCCCAAACGCCCCAACAGGCCCAACCAGCCGCAGAAATACCAGAAGCCAACCCGGATGTGTCACAGGCGAAGCCCGGAGAGACCCCACCCGTAGTTAGCGGGGACGCGGGGGCCGGAGAGAACCTGGAAGAACTGCCGGAGTGGGCACGGAACAAGATTGCGAAGCGGGATGATCGGTACGACAACCTGCGATCCGCCTTTGATCGGCAAGGGAATGAAAAAGCCGAATTGAAACGACGGCTCGCGGAACTGGAGGCAGGGCGAAAACCCCAAGGCGATACTCCGCCGCAGGGTGAGCGCACTCCACAGGCACCGTCATCTGCAAATGCGAAGACCCTGGGTATGGATTGGAATACCCCGGTGAACAAGGCCAAGTACGATAAGTGGGTGAATGATTACGGAGAGGACTATGCCCTCGATCAAAAGGATCTCTGGGATGAACACTTCCGGCAATCGTACTCCAGCCTCAAGGGTGAGTTAGACCCGATCATCGCCAAAGGTCAAAGGACGGTCGCAGAGATTGAGGAGCAGAACAGGAAAGCAGGATGGGATGCTTTTGTCGCAGTCGTCGATAAAAAGCACAAAGGATGGCTTGATATTGTGGATAGAGACCCGGCCTTTCAGGCTTGGGTGGGGATTCACCCGAACGGCGATTACTTCAACCGGGCATTGTATCCGGCTGAGGGCACCAACGGCGGGACCCCTCCAGAGATCATCAGCATCCTGGATCAGTACAAGGCGCAGCAATCGCCATCCCAACACGCTCCTGCTCGTCAAGATCCGCAGATCGAACTACGCAAGCAAGCTGCATCGCGATCCAACCAAGGGAAAATCCCATCTGGAACCTCTGCTACGTCGGCGCCCAACAACCAACCACAGGGCGACCTGCTTAAAACCTCTTTCATATCGAAAGAACAGGTTCGCCTCGCAAACAACCCAGCCGAACTCGCAAAGTTCGGTGCGGCGGTGGAAAAGGCGCTTAGAGAGGGACGGATCGAGGACGATCTAAATGGCCAATAATTGACGGCTTCCCCACAGTAAAGCCCGCTCCGCCTCGCCTATGACGAGGGAACACAATGGGACTTCAATACCCCCGCGCAGCGGGTAATAACAACCAGCCCAACGGCGTTTACACGCCGGTTTTGTACTCACTGACGATGCTCAAGATTTACATGGAGCAGGCGATGGTGCCTCAGATCGTCAACTTCAACTGGGAAGGTGAGATCAAAAAGTTTGGCGATATGGTTAAGATTCGCCGCGATCCAGATGCCGAAGTCTACGACTACGTCATCGGGCAGGATCTTCAAACCCAGGCCGTCGAGGACAAAGAGGAGCAACTGCTTATCAACAAGGGCGTGTACTACAACGTCTCTGTGGATGACGTGGACATGAAGCAGAACGATGTGGATTGGATGTCCAAGTTCAGCGAAAACGCCACCAAGCGCACCAAACTGAAAGTGGACACCGCCGTCCTGGGGTCCGTCTATGCGGACGCGCCCGCCGCGAACATCCTGCCGGATCGCACGGTCACCCCCAACAATATTCCGGAACTGATCGTGAGCGCCGGGGTGGCGTTGGATGAATCCTTCTGCCCCCCGGAGGACCGGTACATGGTGGTACCCAAGTGGTTCAAGGGGCACCTGCAACTCAACCCCAACTTCAACGATGCCGACAAGATGGGCGATGGGAAAGCCTCGATCCTGAAAACGGGATTGATTGGCACCCTCAACGGGTTTGATATTTTCGCCACCTCCAATCTGGCGGTTGTCGGCGGAAAGACCCAGGTCATTTTCGGAGGCCGGACGGCCATCACCTTCGCAACCCAGATGGTCAAAACCCAGAAAATCCAATCGGAGCGGGCTTTCGCCGAGAAGATGCGCGGGTTGCAGATCTACGGCTTCAAAACCGTAGAGCCCACGCATTTGGGCAAGGTGGGCGTCGTCAAGGGCACCCTGTAATCCCGGTGGGCGCCTTGCTGTTGAGGGCGCCCCCTTAACCCCATCAGGACTCGAACATGAGCGATTTAACATCAAGCGCGGGGCTGCACACCTATCCCGGCTCCTTCATCCCCCGGCTAAAGCTATTGCGGTGCGAGGTGGACTTTGCCCTCGATCCGCTGGCCCAGGCCGGCTATCACGACCTGATTCCCATTCGCGGTGGAGGTTGGGTGTTGGGTGTGGAATGGCAGGTACAGCGTGTCGAGGGCGCCGCAAGGAACTTCTCCTTGGGGGATGCGGACGCGGCGGACAATTGGGTGTTGTCCACCACCATGAACGCCCTGGCCAAAGGGAAGTCTTCCCCGGAGTTTACTTTGACGGAAGGTACCCCGAACGTGATCGTCAAAGCCAGCGTCAACGGCTTCTCCAACGGGAAGATATACACGGCGGACACGGCGATTCGGGTGACCGCGCCGACGGCGGGGGGCCTTACCGTGGGGCGGTTGGTTGTGGTGGCGTTGGTGGCCGACATCGAATAAGCGGAACCCCGGAGGGGAACTCCGGAGTACGCCTTCTGCATAACGCACTGAACTTTAACCGAGAGGACAAAACAAATGGCGGCAAAATCAGCAGTACGGGGATCCAACACGGCCACCGGGTATCCGGCGACGGCACGGATCCCTCAACTCATTCAACGGGAGATCGACCACAGCGATCCGCTCTATCAGCTTGCACAGAACGACACGCTGGATGTGCTCCCGATCAAAGCGCGAACCCTGCTAATCAATTCCGGATATGAGGTGTTGGTTGGCGAAGGTGCCGCTCGAAATATCAGCGTGGAGGACAGTGGCGCAGTGGCCATCATCGCCACGCAGAGCGCGCAAACGGCAGGAACGGGCGGCATTGGTGCCTCCACCGTCCAGCGGCAATACCTCGCAGCGAGTGCGATTCGGGCCAAGGCGGACACGGCTGGAGGTATCGTGACAGCCAAGGTGCGGTATTGGGCGTTGGTTGTGGACCTGGCCAAGAACGCCTAAGACCGCTTCACTCCAAACAGCGCCGTGTCTAGGTCCAGGCACGGCGTTCCTACTCAGAGGCAACAAACATGGACGCTCCCAGAATGCAGATGGTACCCCCACACGTTTACAAGCTGCCGTTGGAAAAGAAGCGCCAGTACGGTGCGGAAAACTTCGGCATCATCGGTGTCGAGAAAATGAACGACTTGCAGGTGATGGACGAAATGAAGGCGCAAGCGGAGCGCAATAAATTGGCCGCGACCCCGGGAGCGGGAACTCCCACACCGTCTCAGCCCGCGCCAACCGATGTGCCGCCCCCGTTCGACGAGGACGGCCCGGATGACCTTCCCCCTCCTTTCGTGGAGCAGGACGATCTGGGCGGCTTTGAAGACCCTGCATTCGGCGGCGGCCAGGGTGAAACGTTACAAAAGCCTCCCGCGAATCCGGCCCCAGAGGACCGCTTTGAAACTTCGGCGGAACGCGACGCCAATGTGCTGGGGGGGATGGCCGACCTGGGAACTAATTTCCGACACCCCGAGGAGGCCGAATACCTCTACAACCCCGTCAACAAGCTGTTTTATACAGCGACTCCAAACCTGCGGACTCGGAACGACCTTAGTGCGGTGCTGGGCACTCTGACCGAAGAACAGCGAAAGCGACTTGTCACCTAACCCAAAGGTCCCATGCTGGCAGCGAAAATCATTGACCGCGTATCGGCGCTCCTCCACGACAGTGCCAACACCCGTTGGCCACTGGCTGAGGTGGTGGAGTACCTAAACGCGGCGCAACGGGCGATTGTGCTGGTTCGGCCCGCCGCGAATGTGGTTGAAGTGGCCGTCGCCCTGGTTGTCGGCACAAAACAGGTACTCCCCGCCGATGGTGTGCGTCTGCTTAAGGTCATCCGGAACGAGGGCCTGGACGGATTGACGCCCGGCAGAGTGGTGCGCCTGGGAGAACTAAACTCCATCGATGCAGTTTCCCCTGGATGGCACAATGCCGTTGCGGGGACATACATCAAACAATACTACTATGACCCCATCACCCCTCGAACCTATTGGGTTTCCCCGCCCGCTGGCGCTGGCTCAGAGCGAGTGCTGATCCAATACAGCGCGGTACCCACCGCCATAGATCCGGCCACCTACAACGCGGCCAACACCGTCATCGCGCTGCCGGATATTTATGAGGAGCCGCTGGTGAACTTCTCCCTGTATTTAGCCCACTCAAAGAACATCGAGGTATCGGATGGTGTCTTGGCGCAATCGCATTTGTCCCGGTTCTTCGACCTACTGGGGGTGAAGCGCGATAGCGATGCCATCGTGGCACCTGCGGTTCGAGACAACCCCTATAACGACAGGTCCTTGCCGCCCAGGGGGGCTGCGGTCTAATGCCGAATGTCGATTACTCAGAGTTGTTCCCCCTAATCAATGGGGAGGTGAGCGGCGCCGATGATGCCGTTGTGGAGCAGGCGACGCGGCAGGCGTCCCGCGAGTTCTTCCGAAAGACGGGGGTGTGGACCGAGGCGTTGGCCGATATACCCACCGGCCCCAGCATAGCCGAATACGATATTCCCACATCAGATCCCAAAGAATATCTAGTGCATCGGATATCGTCTGCGGTGCATTTGTTGTCCTCTGGAGGCGAGACCCTATTGCAGCCCGCTGGCACAGGTCAAATGGCGGGTGGAATCGCGGGAACCACCGAGGACAGCTTTGACTTGGTTCCCCGTGGCGACTGGCGATCAAAAAGCGGTACGCCGCGTTACTACACCCACGACGCCGCCATTACCAAGGTGCGGCTGGTTCCCTTCCCCACAATCGAAAGTGTCGGGACGTTGAGAATTGTGGCGGTGATTGCCCCCACCCGAAGAAGCACCGGGATCCCGTCTGAACACCTGGAGCGATATGACTCCGTGATTGCCGCCGGCGCCCGGTATTTGTTGAAGCGGGTGCCTGACCGCACCTGGAGCGACCCCCAGGGGTCCTATGACGATCTCCGCGTGTTCCGGGATGGGATTGCCCATGCCCGGTCTGACGCATTGCGGAGCAATACAAGCACCAAGTTTGTGGTGTCGCCTCCATTTAGGATTGCATAATGCCGAACAAAACTACGTTGGTAATGGCACAGGGCGTCCTGGCGGCTGGCATGTCCTCGGGAGACTTGGCCTTGACGCTGGCCGCTGGCCAGGGGGCGAGGTTTGAGGCGCTGGGTGCGGGCGAAACCGTCAACCTCGTCATTGTGGACGAGAACGAGAGCATATTCGATCGCTTCGAGGTGGTCACAGCCACAGCGCGGGTAGGAGACGTGCTTACCATCACACGCGCCAAAGAGGGCACCACAGCCAAACAATTCCCGATCACCCCAGGGAATCCCGTGGCCAAGGTGCGGGTATTCCAGGGCACCACGCCGGAGAACATCAAGGGGATGCTGACGGCGCTTCTGCTACTCAGCCCCACGATCACTACGCCAAACATCACTACCCCTGCAATTACGGGCGGGAACATTGCCGGTCCGACTATCACGGGGAACGTTCCCGGAAACCCCGACTTAACGGAGGGCGTTAAGGTGAAGGGCTGGCCCATTGTCGGGAACATCCCCTTTATGAATCTTGCGTATTTCCCGGTCGGGGCGACCTCGTTTGCCACTACGGCTGTGGATGTGGGCACCGAGCGGATAATCCTAGCAGCGCATGGATACAAGGATGGGCAAGAGATCAGATTTTCAAGCACAGGAGCCTACCCTGGTGGTATCACCGGCGGGGCCACCCCGTATTACATCGTCGGCGCAGTTGCCGGGTCATTCCAGCTATCCCTGACGCCAGGAGGCGCTGCGCTAAACC